GCTGTTGTAATGCTTGCCAAAGGCGCGCAGGTCGCCGTCAACAAAGGATCGGGCAAGCGGCGAAAATTGCACGTCCTGCGCCAAGGCTTTGCGCCGCACCGATCCGTCAATGTAATGCCCGCCCAAGCTCGAGGCGGTTTGCAGGTCAAGCGTTTCCGCGTCTGGCATCTGCACATAAGGCGGTTGCACCCATCCGGGGAACACCGTGCGCAGGCCCAGCATTGCCACGCCGATTTGCGGCGCAATCGCAACCGCCCCCGGCGAATAGAAATAGAACCGCTGCACAGTCCGGGGCGCGAATAGATAGGCGATTGCATCCGGCCCATTTGCCGCCAGCGTGGCCGCGCTCAGTGTAAAAACCGATGTATAACCAGACGCTAAATCGGGGGACGTTGTAAAATACAGGTCGCCGCCGTGGGTGCTAAGGTTGTGCGCCGCCACGCAAATTGTGTCGAAAGTCTCCGGCGCGGGCAGCACCCCGAAGATATTGTAAGCAGGCGATGCGGGCTGCCAGTAATCAAAGGTCTGGGGGCCAATGATATTCGCCACCTCGCACCCTGCCACCGCTGGGGAAGATCCAGCCAGATTTGCCCGCGCAAAGCCATTGTCAAAAAGCGCAAAGGGCTTTTCGGTATCAAGCGCACCGCTGCCTAGATAGATCATTGCACAAACCCCAATTGCAGGCCGCGCTTGCCAAACTCTTTTTGCAGCGCCGTCGCCAAGTCGATAATCGCTTGCCCGGAATAGATCGCCTTCGGGTCAAGCCCCTTCATCGTCACAAGCAGCGGATCGGCGGCTTGCGCGGTCGAGGCGGTCGAGCTGGCCGCGCTGGACGCTTTTGCAGATCCGCCACCAGCCGAACCACTGCCGCCAAGCGCAGAAACAAGACCCATACCCGCCGCACCAATTGCGGCCATTGCAGGAAGTTTAGCCCAGAACCCTAGTTTCTGATCGGCCAAAACCTGCGCTTGCGCCCGAAGGGTGTTGATTAACGCCTCTGCGGCTGCAAATTTTCGGCTTGCCGCAAGCATCTTGCCTTGACCCGCACCCGTCAAAGTCGCCATCGCACCGAAGAATGTCCCCGCATTCGCAAGCGCCCCGGTGTCGCCCTCGTCACGGATCGCCCGCAGCCGCTCTTGGTGTTTCAGCTCCAGCCGCTCAAGCGCCGAATGCCTGCCACCGATTGCCTGCAACTGCGCTTCGGTCGCACCGTTCAACAGCGTCAGGCTTTCCGCATACCACGCGTTGACCGCCTCGCGCTCGGTTTGCAGATCCGCCAGCACAGCCGCCAAACGCCCGCCGCCACCACCGCCGCCGCTCGAGCTGCGCCCCGGCTTCGGCTTCGGTGCCTTGATAGTCATTGTCGCAGATCCCGACGCAGTAGCCCCGGCGCCACCGTCGCCGCTGCCCTCGCTGGCCCCGATACCGACGCCCGCAATCTTGCCCATGTTGAAAAGCAGATCTTTGGCCCAATCGACCGCCGACGACAGCGCCGTTGATACGTCGTCAACCGCTGCCACCGCCCCGCCCAGATTAACGCCGTCAATCTTGTTTGCAGTTTCCAGCGCCGCCGCCGCCCGGTCGATTAGCTTTTGCATTTCCGTGTCAAGCTGGGTGGCAGGTATCTTGCCGTCCTTCACTTGCGCCACAAGCAAGCCCATTTCCCCGGTAATGTCCGACAGCTCTAGCGCCAGATCATTTTGCCCCAGCTCGAGCAAATAGGGGATTTCGTTTGAAATCGTGTCAGCGGCAAAGGTGACGCGCTGTTGCAGTTGATCGTAAAGCCCCGCCAGCTCGGCCAGATCCGCCTTTGATTTTTCCAGCGCCGTCGTATTTTCCGCCAGCGCCGCCGCAAGATCCGGCCCCAAGATATTCGCCGCCGCGTCTTGCGGAATAATATCGTCCAGTCGGTCAAACGCGCCGAAAAGCTCAGCCGCCCAAATCACGCCCTCTTTGAACATCGCGCCGATTGTCTGCCGCACCTTGTCGAATTTGTCGTCAAGCTCTGCCGCTTTTCTGATCATGTCGGCGTCAATAACCGTGCCAGCCGCACGGGCTTCCTCGATCATGCCATCAATCCCGGCGCTGCCGTCACTCATCGCCAGCACCATTGCCTTGCCGCCCTTGCCGAAAGCCTCGGTCACAAGCGCCATTTTTTCCGCAGCATCGGGGCTGTTCTTCACCACGTCGGCATAGTCGCGCAGCACGTCCAAGGTGCCACGCATGGCCCCGGTGCTATCGGTGATCGCAACGCCCGATTTTTTCATCAGATCCGCCAGCGCGCCACCGTTTGCCGCTGCATCGCCCAGCCGCGCGGCAAAGGCTTGCATCGCGCCTGCCGCCTCATCGGCGTTGACCCCGGCCAGCTTTAGCCCCTGTTCAAGCCCTTGATAGCTTTCAACGTCGATCCCCACCCGATCGGCAATGTCTGCCAGATCCGCCATTTCCCCGATTGCGGCTTGCGCAGCCCCAACAAGCCCATTCAGCGCACCGACGGCCAAGCCCCCGGCGAATGCCTTTGCAAAGCTGCCGATCTGGGTATGAACCGACGCAAGCGCCTGATTGATCCGCGCCGACGCCGCCACCATGTCGGCTTCCATTTGTTTCGTTGCCCGCGAAGATCCGCGCGCCAGCCCGTTATAGGTCCGGGTTCCGCGCCGCTCTGCCGCTGCCATCCGCTTTTCAAATTCTGAAATGCGGGCTTCCAGCATCACCACCAGCCGCTCGTCTGCGCCATCGCTCATTTATGCCACCCACATATCATCGGAAAACCAGTCTGCCGCCGTGACAAAGCGGTCCTCGCCCGCCGCAGCTCGGGCAACCGCCATTGCGCAGGCAACCGCGCCGTCAATCTTGTTGCCGGATCTTGCCTTGTGAAACATGCGCACCCCGGCCTTGTCGGTTTCGACTTGCACGTTTTCGAAATTCCACCGCAAAACCGGGTGCGCCCCGTGGCGGAACTGCCCCGCCAAAATCACCCGCTCCAGCTCTTTCACCGCTGGCCCCATCGAAACCCAGCCTTGCCGGAATTCGACCGCGTTAATCCCGTCCGCGCTTAGGTCGGCCATCATCGACCGCCCGAAGGTCGGGTCAAATGCCACCTCTTGCACGTTGAACCGGGCGCACAGCTCGCGCACATGGGCTTCGACCGCGCGCAGATCCACCGTGTTACCTGGCGTCGGGATAATGAACCCATCTTCGGCCCAACTCACATAATCCACGCCGTGCCGATCCCCGCGCGCGCGCAAGTTATCTTCGGGGCAGAAGAAAAACGGCCAAACCGTATAGCCGCCGCCCTCGTCGCGCCACGCGCAAACAACTGCCGTTAGATCCTCGTTTTTCGACAGGTCAACGCCGATCCAGCACGGCGCTTGCGAAATCTCCAGATCCTCTAGATCAACATCAAACCCGCCCCGGTCATATAGGTGCATTTCGACAAACGGGCTTGTCGAGCTATCCAGCCAACGGTTTAGGTTGAACTGCAAAAAGCTATCCCGCTCAAATGGGGAATTTTCCGCCTTTTGCACAATGTCGCGGAAAGCTTCTAAATCCGGGTATCCGTGCCGCAACCCCGGATTTACGGCAAACCATACCGCTTCATCTTTCCAATCATCCTCTGGCTCGGCCATGAAAATAACGGGAAGCGTGGCCGGATCTTTCACTTGGCCTTTTTGCACCCGAATAGCGTATTCAACCACATTCCAAGCCAGATTTTCTTGCCCACGCCCCGACGTGGTTAGCGTCATGTCCAGCGTTCCCGGCACCTTCACCAGCGCCGACGTTAGCGCGTCATATTGCAGCCGCCCCTTGTTGCCCGCCCACGCGTGCAGCTCGTCCTTTAGCACTACGTTTGGCGTCTTGCCGTGCAGGGCGTTGCCGTCTGCCGCCACGGCAATATAGCGGCTCGAGGTTTCGGCGTGTGAAATCCGGCTGATATACTCGCGCACATCCAGCCGCTTGCGCAGGCGTTGGTCGTTTTGAACAATCATGGCGCACTCGCCAAACAGCTCTAGCGCCTGTTCATGCGCCGACGCTGCCGAAACAATAAGCTGCCCCGGTTGCCGCTCCGGCCCGATCAGGTGCAGCAAGGTAATGGCCGCAGCTAGGGAAGTTTTGCGATTGCCGCGCGGCACCAACAAAATCACCCGGCGCACAATGCGCCGCCCTAGATCATCGCGCGGCCCATAGATCGCCTTGATAATCGCCTCTTGCCACGGGTCCAATTGAAAGGGGTGGCCCGGTGCGGGGTTCTTCGGGTGCTTCAACTTGCGCAGAAAATCAACCGCGCGCTGCCCGTATCCAAACGGGTCGGCAATCGTTTCCGGGGCGTCAATCCATTCAGGGCGCAGCATGTCCAGCCTTCAAAAATTAAACAGGTCGTCTTGATCATCTTCATTCGAAACCGTCGGCCTCGAGCGCGAAACCGGGGTCAAGCCCAGCTCCGACGCCATCAGGCGCGCGCGGTTGGTGGCATCGGCTTGCACCGAACAAGCCGGATTTTTGCGGCTTGAAATCACGCGGCTGTTGCCGTCCTTGTCCAAGGCATAGATCAGTTGCACCGCGCCTAGCTTGCGGATCTCGCGGCCCATCTCTCGGGCAAGGCCAATGGCCTCGCAGTAATTTTCCAAGATCCCCAGATCGGCGCGGGTCAGAATTTTGCGCTCCACCAAAAGCGGATAGACCCGGTCCCATTCTGCCGCCGCATCAGGCCCCATGAAATCGGGCGCAGCCATGTCAGGCAAAACGTCGCGCTCGAGCTTGATATGGGGCTTAGTGCCTTTCATGCCTTGGCCTCGCAATGCAGCTCGAGGCCCCGGCCTTCCCGAAAATCGCCGCTGCCGATCTGGGTCAGGTTGTAAGCCTCGCCCAAAAAGATCACCCGATCCGACAGCAGGACGCCCGCGAAGGCGCGCACCCGGAACACAAGCGCGACCATTTCGACAGCACCCGCCGCGCCCTCGATCCGCTCGGCGCGGCCCTCGCTCACCTTTTCGGCGCGCAAGGTTGCCAGCGGCCCCCACGTTTCAACCGGGGTTCCGTAGGCGTCGGGCGCAACCGTCGCGCGCTCGAGGCGGATCACATGCCGCAGCTTGCCCGCTCTCATAGCCCGCCCCCGGTCAATGTCGCGGTCACGGTCACAATGCCGTGCGATGTCACCCCGTCCGGGTCGCGGATATAGCGCGCGGTCGAGGCCCAGCCCGCCAGCACAAAGCCGCCCTCGAGCGGCACCCGGCCAGCCCGCACCGCCTGCCGGATCTGCCAGCCGATAGCGCGCACCCCGGCTAGGGAAACTTCCTCTTTCCAGACGTGCAGCGTGTGAACAATCTGCACAGATCCGCCATTGGCAAAGCCACCATCAAGCTCTTGCGTCTCGCCCAAGATGATCGAGGGGGAAAGCGTCGGGCGGGCGTTGCGGTCCAAGATCGAGGCCGCAGGCACCAGCGCCACCAGCTCAGGCCGCGCCAGCATCACCGCGCGCAGGGCTTTTTGCAGGGCTAAATTAGCACTCATTTCGCCTCCCTGATCGCCTTGCCGATCCCACGCTTAACGATTGCCAAAGCCTTCTTTCTGGACAGCCGAAACCCCGGCCAAAAGAACGGCTTGGCGGCTGTTCTTGACGTGCCGTATTCGACCAGATGCGCATAGCGCACGTTTGAATTGCCCACCGTTACCGCCGCCATATTGGCAGGCACAAAGCTAGATCCGCCCGGCTGGCTATAGGGCGGGGTGCTTTCATTCGGCCCGGTGACGGCAATGCTTGCCAGCATGTCGCCCTCATCGACCGGGGCAAGCTCGCGCATCGTATCCGCGACCATATCCGCCGCCCGGATCAGGGGCAGTTTCACCCCCTCGCGCGCCGCCTCGGGTATGGCTTTCATGCGGCGTTGAAAACTTGTCAGCCCTTCGCCCATGTCAAAACGTCCAATCGCGGTATTCGCGCAGGATCTCGGTCACGCCAAAGGGCGGCTCGCGCAGCACATCGGCCCCGGCCTCGCGGTTCTCATACCAATGTGCCGCCAGCATCAGCACCGCTTGCCGCAGCGCATCCGGCACCGCCTCTTGACCCGCGCCGCCATAGGTCGCGGCAAAGGTGAAACCTAGCTTGCGTTCAACAAAGCTCTCCGCTGCCGACAAAATGCGGGTCAACATGGCGTCGTCAGTCGCGCCCAGATCATCCGTAAAGGCCAGATGCGCCCGCAGATCCGTTAAGGTGTTGATCGCCATGCCCAAAAAACTCCAATTCCCGCAAATATCGCGCAAGACACCCCGCGCCGGTCCCCGCCTTAAGGGGGAAGTTTAAGACCACCCCCCCCCTAGGCCGTCACAGATCAGGTTGGGCTTGCATGGGTCACAACGATGTTGCTGTTGGGCTGGATCGAGAACTTGACCAGACCAATCTCGCCCGACGGATCATCTTCAACGCCGACCACAGCACCCACGAAAAGGCGCGTCGAATTCTTCGGGCTTGCGCCGCTCGTCGGCTTATCGGCAAAGGTGAACCGCATAGCGTAGTTGCTCACCGCAGCATCAAAGGCCGCGCGCATGGCAATCTGGCCCGCGTCGGTCGGGTCAATGCCGCAGACCAGATCAAACGCCTTTCCCTTGCGCATCACCTTAAAGACACGGGTGCGCCCATCGGTCACGTTGCCGAATTCAGCGGTCGCCCATTCGTCAATCGGTGCGCCCAACGTCTTAGGTTCCTTAACCTCGGTCGCAGCGGTCAAAGGGGTTGTGAAGTCTGCCGCAACAAAGTCTGCGCTCTTAAGCGCCACAACTGCGCCCACCTCAAACTTGCTGCCCGTGATCGTATAGACGGCCATCCGTTATCCTTTCCTCTTTTCTTCGCGCTGTTTGGCGCTGTTGTGGTGATAGGCACAAAGGCTCTGCCAGTTGGTTTGATCCCAAAACTTGGCCCGGTCGCCCTTGTGCGGCTCGATATGGTCAACGTGATCGGCGCGCTTGCCGCACCGCTTGCACCACGGATGATCTGCCAGCCATTCCTTGCGCGCCGCTTCCCATTTCGAGGTGTAGCCGCGCGCGCTCGAGCTGGGGCGGGTGCGGTCAAAGCGCGCCTTGCGTTCCCGATCAGCCGCCGCCGTGCAAGCGCAACGCTGGCCGATTGCCACCGTCTTACCGCACTTGCACAGACGCGGCGCACGGATCGGCATCAGGCGACAGGCCGCGCCAGAGGCTCGAGAACCGCCACCGCGCCAATCGTGGCAGAGGTGCCAGAGGCCAGCGTGAACACCGGGCGCACATACCGCTTGCTGCCCAGATAGCCCAAGCGATAGCCGTAGTTTTGCGCCAGCACTGCCGGGGCGTCCGATTGCTGCAATGCTGCCGGAACATCGTTCCAAGTGCTGCCATCGGTGCTTTCTTGCAGCTTCACAGAGAAGGCCGCAGCGCCAACAATCGCGCCCACGGCAACGAAGATAGCCGCCGAACGGATGCCAAGCAGATCCACCGAAAGGCCGTTAGTCGTCGCGGCCAACGACGCAGGAAGAAGGGCAGATTTAACCGCCAAGCCGGAATAAAGGTCACGCATGGGGAAGGCTCCAAAAGGGGGAAGGAAAGGGCAGGGCTAGACGCCCCGCCAAGCCGACGGCCTTAGCTCATCAGCAGCTTTTTGAACTTGGCAGGCATGATCACCTTGCCGCCGACACGCCGCCCCGCATGGAAACGGGTGCGCTTGAAGGTGGCTTGCGAATAGGGGTCAACCAGCATCGACAGGGCCAGACGGTCCAAGATCCGATAGCCCGAGAAGTCGCCGTAGATAATCGGCGTTGCCGCTGCCGCAACGTCGGGCATGTCGATAACTTCGACAATCGGGCGGCCCAGCAAGGTTTCGGGCTGGCCTGCCTGCAACGACGCTTGCCACAGGTAATTGTTGGTCGTGTCCTTCAACAACCGCACAAGGCCAAGCGTGGTGCCGTTCATCACCCAAGCGCCCGCGTTGCGATAGGTCGGCGTGATCGAGTAAAGGAACGCAATCAGCTTGTCAGCCGACAGCGTAGCGCCGCCGTTGGCAAAGGTTGCAACCGAGGTATTCGTCAAGAAGCCCTCGGGCTGGGTCACGCCGTTCCCGGTCGCAAATGCCGTGGTTTCTTTCTTGGCGAAATCTTCGGTCAGGCATTCGCGCACTTCGGTTTCCGCTTGCGGGGCGTCCTGCAACAGCATGTTAGAAATATCGACATAGGTTGACATGCCCTTGGTCAAAACCTCGAGCTGGCCGAAAATGTTGGTCGTCGTGGTTTCGGTTTCTTGGTCTTGCTCATCATCCCAAGTCGCATTGCCCATCGGCTTGCGGGTCGGATAGACGACAGACGGCGAATTCGTGCCGCGCACAGACGCAAGCGAGCGGATAGGCGACATTTCGACAATATCGCGCAGGATCTCAGACGACATTTCAGGCGGTGCCAGATAGCCGCCGTTCGGGTCGCTTGCCAGCGTCAAGGCTTTCAACTCGGCCTCTCCCGCCATCGGCCCGCGCTGCAAATAGGCTTGAAACGCCTTGCGCTCAAGGGTCGGTTCTTCGGTCTGATCGCCAGCGCCGGGGCGGTTCGATTTCACCTCGAGCTTGTCAAGCCGTTGCACATAAGGCGCGACCGCTGCCGCCACCGCGTCGGCAATCGCCCCCGCGTGTTTCGCCTCGAGCTTCGCCAGCTCCGCCTGCATTTCCTCAAGTGTCATAGCATCCTTTCCGGCCCCAATGGCCTTAACGCCCGTGATTTTTGCGCCGGGGTGCATCGGCACCGCGACAATCGAAATTTCGAAAAGATCCATCGCCAGCAGATCGCGCCCGCCACCAGCTCGAGGGGCTTTTTTCGTGGCGATGTAACCGATTGACAGGCCAGACAGCGCGCCCGCCAAGATCATCGCCCGCACCTCTGCCGCGCGCGCCACATCTTCGACCAGCAAGCGCCCCTTAACCTCGAGGCCCGCCGCTGTTTCGGTCAGGCTTTCCCAGACCCCCACCACGTCGCCTTGATCGTGGTTAAACAGCATTGGCAAAGGCGGCTTGGCCCCGGCAAATGCGCCCTTGCGCGCAATGTCGCCGCCCCGGTCTGCACTGCCGATAGGCGACGCAATGCCCGTAATCGTGCCAGCCTCATCAATGGCATATCTTGCCTTAAACTCGAGCTTATCCATCACATGCCACCCCGGAACGCGCGCCGATCATCCGCAAAGGCGTCGATCTGCGATTGAACCCAAACGCCCGCGCGCAGCAGGCGCAGCACGTTGTCAAAGGTGAAGGGAACGGGCTTTCCGTCCTCGATCACCTCCCAGCCGATCACACAGCGCGCCAGATTGCGCAGGCGGGCTTTCTCGCGGTTCTCGCCGCTCACCCGGCCATCAAAGCCCGTCATATCGGCCAGCTCGTCAACCAACGCCAAGCGCGCGCGGGCTTGCACTGCGCTATCTGGCCCCGCCACCAGCACCCGCAGCCCGGTCGCCTTACCCGTCACCGGGTCGGCAAGATCCAGCCACGCGCCCCGGTCCTGATCGGCGGAAAAGCCCTCGATTTCATTAAGCTGCATTTGGCGGCACCTCTGGCGGGTTTGCGGGCGGTTGGTTGTCGGTCGTGGTGATATTCGGGTTTTCGAAAAGGTCGCCGCCATCGCGGGGCGGCAAGCCCAGCCACTCGCGGCCCGTGTTGGAATTGATCACCTTGGATGCAATCAGGCTGTTGATTGCCGCCGCCCGTGTTTGCAGATCCGCGCGGGTCATGTCGTCGCGGTCAAAGCGGATCACAAAGCGCCCACGCTCAGACGCGGGAAACAGCGCCCGCGATAACGCGCCCTCGAGCGCGCGCAGCCACGGTTCAAGGCAATAGGTCAGGAATTCGCGGCCAAGCTGTTCGGTGTTGCCCCACGTTGCCCGGTCAAGGTCAAACAGCATCGAGGGCGGCACCCGGAACGCCCGCGCAATCTCGAGGATCTGAAACTTGCGGTTTTCCAAAAATTGCGCATCGGTCGAGGTGAACGTGAACGGCGAAAAGCCTGCCCCGTCGTAAAGGATCGCAGTTTTGCCGCTCTCGCCGTCGGCCTCATGGGTCAATTTCCAAGCGGCAATGGCTTTCTTGATTGCCGCCTCGCCCATGCCTTGCGGGAAGGTCAAAGCGCCCGAAGGCCGCGCGCCCTTGCCGAATAGGTTTGCCGCATGGCGCGACAGCACAAAGGCCACGCCGATTGCCTCGCGCGCCAAGGTCAGCGGCGCTTTGCCAAAGGGCGCGCGCAGGTGGATCATGTCCGCCGCCGCAACCGCCCGGTTGTTGATCTTGTAAAACGGTTCCCCGGTGTTTTGGTCAAGGTCAACCGTCACCACGCCCGAGCGATAGCGGATCAGCTCCGCCACCCCAGATCCCGAGCGGTTGACGTAAACCAGCCCGCCCCGATCATCCGACAGCGCATCAATCACAAGATCCCGGATCAGCTCAAATCCGCTTGTCCAGTCGTTTGCGCTGCCCCGCAGAAACGATAAAACCGGGTGCGCCCCGGCGTCGGTTTCGGTGCCATCGTCGGCAACCTCTTTGACCATCACGTCAAGGCAAGCCGCAGCCTCGCTGATCACCTTGATTGCAGATCCAACTGCCGGGATATTCAGCGCCGTTTGCGCCGAAATCGAAACGCCCGTTGCCGTCGGCATAAGGCCAAAAAGGGCCAGCAAATCCGTTGACGGATCGGCAAGCCCTTTAGTTTCGGGTTTGAAAAGGCGGGGTATGATCGAGCTGATTTTCATATCCCATTGTCTGCCCCTTCGCTCGTCTAGTCGGCTAGCCCCTTAAACCTGCCAAGTCCTGCCATCTTCTGCCAAGTCCTGCCAAGCTATGCCGCGACAAGCCCGCGCCGCTCCATCCAGCGCGCCAATTGGTCGGGATGCACAGCCCACCGACCGCCCACACGCAGCGCCGGAAAATCGAAAACCTCCGGCTCATCCAGCCACCGCGCCACGGTCCTTTCACTTACCCCGACGTGGCCCGCGATTGCCTTCACCCCATAAATCCAAGCAAGTTTTGCCATCTTCTGCCCCCCGATTTTATCAAGTCTTGTTTCTAAGCCATTGCGCGAACCGTTCAGCCTGCGCCGTCGCCCGTTCATCGCTTTCCGAAGGGGGCCAGCGCGTCGGCATATCCCAGCCAACCACCCGGCCCACACAGCCCTTGCGACCGATTACCGCAAGCAGCGGGTGGCCGTGGTGCGCAAGCCATTCATCCCAAGCCAATTCGCTTTCGCTACCCAGCTCCACAAGCTGCGAAGTCGGGCAAGGGCGAACACCACCCGGCACCACCACTTTTGTTGCCGATCTAGGCCAGCGATTTGCGCCCGCATTTTGGTTCATATTTGGTTTATCCTTATAGGGGGGTATGGGGGGATTTTCTTCCATGGCACCCGTTGGTGTCACAGGCGGCACCCGTTCGGGTGTCACGCTTGGCACTCGTTCAGGTGTCACAGGTGGCACCCGTTCGGGTGTCATGGCTGGCACCCGTTCAGGGTATCGGAAGCAATAGGTTGCGGTCTTTCCGGGTGCTTCGCCGCCGCGCCTTGCAAGCCATCCGGCTTCCTCAAGATCGGCCAGCGCGCGGAACACAGTCCGGCGCGATGCGGCAAGCGCCTTCATAAGCGCCGCAATGCCGGGGTTGCACTCCCCGGTTTCATGGTTGGAAAAGCCTTGGGCAAGCACGTTGGCAAGCAGGCGCGCCATCGGCAGCAAGCGGCCATCAGCCGTTACCGCCTTGAGCCAAACCCACCGATCACGCGACCACCCGCTAGGCGATGAGCCATGCAGGGCGGTCACTTTAGCCATGGCAAAGCGCCCCAGAATAGGGCGTTACCACGCTATCAGGTTCCGTATTTGCGCTTGTTTTGTCTGATACGCCAAAAGGCGCTAAGCAACTGATTTCCCGCTTGGATAGTCGGGCTTTCACATCCCCCAGACCCCCTGTGGGATATTTCTGCCAAGATGAAGGCAGGAAGGCGGGTCAGCTTGGGCTTTGCGCCCGTTCGGCGCCTTCGGCGATGGCTTGGCGCAGCTTTTTTTCCAACGCTTCCTGACGGTGTTTGGCATGCAGTTTCAGGCCGAACATGTCTTTGACATAGAAGGCGTCGACGACTTGCGCGCCATAGGTCGCGATCATGGCGGAGGCGATGTAGATGTTGTTGGCGGCCAAGGTGCGGGTCAGGTCATAAAGCAGGCCCGGACGGTCACGGGTATCGACCTCGATGATGGTGTAGATTTCCGAGCCTTCGTTATCGAAGGTGATGTGGGTGGGGAAGCGGAATTCGCGGTCGCGCTTTTTCACTTTGTCGCGACCGGCCAAGGCTTCGCGCGGCAATACTTCGCCTTTCAGGGTCTTTTCGATCATGCCGCGCAGGCGGGGCAGGCGCGACACTTCGTAGGGTTTGCCATCGGAGTCTTGAATCCAGAACACCGGCGTCGCGTAGCCGTCTTTCGAGGTATAGGTGCGGGCATCGACAACGTTGGCGCCCACCAGCGCCAAGGCACCGGCTAGCCGCGAGAAGATGCCGGGGTGGTCGGCCAGCGCGAAACAGGCGCGGGTGGCGTCGCGCGCGGGTTCGGGGTGCAGGTCGATGCGGATTTCGTCGTCTGACAGGCCTTGCAGCAGGCGGGCGAACACCTCTTGGGTGTCGGTCGACAGGCCTTGCCAATAGGGCGCGTAGTGGCGGCTGGTTTCATGCGCGAGGGCTGCGGCTGGCCAATCGGCGAGGCGGGCGGCGAGCGCGGCTTTCGCCTCGTCCTCGCGCTTTTCGCGGTTGACGTTTTCCAGCCCGCTTTCAAGCGCATCAGAGGTCAGGCTGTAGAGTTGCCGCAGCAACATTGCCTTCCAGTTGTTCCAAGTATTGGGGCCGACGCCGCGAATGTCGCAGACGGTGAGCAC